TTAATAGGCGGGTCTTCCGAAGGCGTAGAAATGCTGCTGCCAGTAGGAAGAATTGATGGATGTGTACTGAATGGGATCACCGCAGTGGATCATGACGCCATCACCGACGTAGATGCCGACGTGGGACACGCCGGGGGTGTCATACGTCCCGACAAAGAAGATAAGATCACCGGGCTGGGCGTTCGCTTTTGAAACCGGCGTGCAGACGTTGTAAAGCCCCTGTGCGCCCAGCCGTCCGGTATTCACAAGACCGCTGTTCGTGAGAACATAGCTGACAAAGCCGGAGCAGTCAAAGGATGTGTCGGGATTGGAGCCGCCCCACACATACGGATATCCGAGATACTTTTCCGCCTCGGTAATCAGCGTTGCAAACTTCTCGTCGTTCAGGTATTCCGGGTTGACATCGTAGTCGGCGGGAGGATTTGTGATGTACTTGTCCACATAGGGGGAGTTACCGAACAGATCCTCGCGGTTGCCCAGCACCGACATATACGTCGCGTACATGGAAAGCTGTTCCTGAGACATGATGTAGACCGGGACATGGGAGAGATTGAAGTTTTCGAGCTTCACGTTGCAGATGTAGTAGTCATACGGAACGCGATAGGTTTCCGTGTGCGTGTTGCCGTCTGCATCCGTCCATGTGTCGGTCTCTGTGCGGTATCTCGTTTCGACGATGACCTCTTCGGTGAGGATGTACTGCTTTTCAAACAGCATTTGGAGCGTACCCTGCACCTCGTCCAGTGTGAACTCGCCCTCATGGAGAGCCGAGAGAATGGAGATCAGCACATAGGGGTCATGCTCAATATCGTCCAGATCGAAGTGGTATTCATCGTAGTTGTGAGTGCTTTCGTAGGTGTCGAGATAGCTTTGCAGCTCTTGCTCCATCCGGCAATACTGCGCCTCCGCGCCGAGCATCGCGTCATCCTCGCTGAGATAAGAGGAAGCGATAACCGACGAGCCGGTAGAGGTGAGCATCGAACACGAGCTAATTCCGGCACCGAGCAAAACGAGAAGGGCAATTCCGACGCCGATCCAGATGAAGACCTTCTTGTTCTTCTCAAAGAACTCCTTGAGCTTGTCGGACACCTTTTCGCCGAGCTTCTTGCCGGTATTCTTCGTGGCAGTCCCGGCAGTCTGAGAACCGGCATTCCGTGCAGCGGCATACTCCTTCTTGATGCTCTGCTTCTGGTAGTGCTTGTTCATGTTCTGCTTCTTCATCTCAGGATGCTCCTGCTGATTTCTCTCATATTGGAGCTTCGCATCAGCGACATCCGCCTTGTGTTCCAGCTTGGAGACCTTCTCATAAGGCTTGTTGACGCTGCTTTCCCGATGATGACTGAAATGCCGAGCGGCAGTCTCAGCGGCGATCTCCGTCTTATGCGCAGCCTCAACCGCCGAATTTTCCTGTTCGACCTCATGGATTTTGCCATGAATGCCGGAAGCAAGGGTGTCCCCGACCTTGCGGACGTTATTCTCTGCCTCAAATTGCAGCTTGCCTTTGCCCTTGGGCTTTTTCAGCTCATCCTCAAAATGAAGGCGGGTTTTTCCCTTGCCGGTTTCTTCATCGAAGACGCGCTCTTTCTTGAGAACCTTGTGCGTGGGCAGCTTTTCACGGGCGGCATCCAGACGCTCATGCGCCTTCTCGGACTTCCTTTCGAGCTTCTGCACCCGCTTCGTGGGCGGGGCGGCATCGTCCGAGACCGGCTTTGCAGAGGCGGTTTCCGCCGCTTGAGTGGGAATAACAATAGGTTTTCTGAACTCGCTAAATTAGTTTAGAAATCAGAAGAAAATAAGAGAAAACCCACGAAACACAGAAGAAATTGTCCTGTGTTTCGTGGTTCTTTTTTGTTGCCGTACTATAATCGTACTAATTGCAAAAAATAGCCTTGAATTTTTAGCCCCGCTGGGCTTTGCTGAAAGCGGAATGGACTTCTTCAATCAAGGCACTAACTTCTGAATGCTTATTCGGGTAAAGGTGGCTATATGTCTGAAGCGTGGTTTCTATGTTCTCATGCCCCAGCCGGTCAGCAATCAACAATGGGGAAAAACCCTTTTCAATCAGAAAGGAAGCGTGGGAGTGGCGCAGATCATGAACCCTGATCCGCTTTACCCCTGACAATTTGCAACCTCTGATCATTTCATGGAGAAGATAGCTTTTGGTTTGCCCAAAGAGCCGCCCGGACGGATCAGTAACATAGATACTGGTGGAATACTTGCGTACCATGTCAGACAGAAACGGCGGCAAGGTAATGATTCGTTTGCTCTTTGGGGTTTTGGGTGGAAGGATCAAATCTTCCTTCTTGTGTCGGGCATAGTTTTTGGAAATGCTCACCGTATGGGCTTCAAAATCAAAATCATCCGCAGTTAAAGCCAACAGTTCACCGGATCGCATACCCGTCCAAAACAGCAGATTGAAAATCACAACTGAAGGGGGCTTGTCGGCCACCGCTTGGATGAAACGGTTAAATTCTTCTACCGTCCAAATCTCCATTTCATCAGCGTGTTTTTTCCCCATGCTACCAGCAAGGCGGCAAGGATTTTTTTCCAGCCGGTAATACTTCACTGCAAAATTGAAAATTGCGCTGGCCTGATTATTTACCGTTTTTAGGTAGGTTTGAGAATAGCCCTTGGGATCAGCTAAAAGTTCGTTTTGCCACTTTCTGATTGTGGCTGGGGTAATGGTGTTGATTGGCATATCCCGGAAGAAAGGAAGAAGTTTAGTGTTAATCAGAAATTGCTTGTTGGAATAGGTGGTGGGCTTCAGACGGTGCTTGCAATCTTCCATGTAAAGTTCCACCAGAGAGCCAAAGGACATATCACAGGAAGCATGGGCCTTGGATAAGAATTCCCGTTCAAATTCTTGGGCTTCCTTCTTTGTCTTAAAGCCTTCTTTCTTCTTCTGCTTCCGGTTCCCCGTCCAATCGGTATAGTAGAACTTGCAGAACCATGAACCGGCTTTTTCATTCTTATAAACCGGCATATAATCACCTGTCCTTTCGTGAAAATGGTTGCGTTGAACCAAGGGCAGGTGCTATAATAGCTTTTGCAGAGGTGCTATTATTGGGCCTGTCCCAGTGTGGTATCTTTAACCGCCTTTCCTGTTGGCGCAGGGAGGGCGGTTATTTTTTTTACTTGTTAAGTTCTTCTGTGATTTCTTGAATAATTTCAGATTCGGGCCGGGTGTCCTTCAGCCGATCCACCAAGGCCGGAATAGAAGCCTTGGCAGACTTTACAATGGTTTCTATATCATCTTCATACAGGATGAAACTATTTGGAGCTTTTCCAACAACCCAATAGGGGCGTTCCAATCCGTTTTCCCCTATAATGGATTTTTCTTCCACTGCACCATAGATTTCTTCAAGGGCCACCACAATACCTTCAAATAAATACGTGGACTGCTCCAACTGCTTAAATTCCTCTGTATTCTGGTGTTCTGCCCAAGTCAAATCTTCCTTGATCTTGACAATGGGAACCCCTAAAGCCTTTGCTATTTTTTCTATGGTTTCAATTTTTGCGTTTTGCTTATCCGCTTCATATTTACGAATATTTGCTTCATTTATACCGCATAGTTCCCCAAGCTGTTTTTGTGTTAGCCCCCTTTCTTTTCGCAATTTCCTGATATTTTCACCTACCGTCATGCCGGTATCACCTCCAATGAAACCAGTATAGCACAAGAATAGAGAAATTAACAGATTGAAAAAAATCTTTTTCGCTATTGACAGGTTTGTTTCAATCTGATATGATTATAGCAGGTCGAAAACAACCTGTCAACAGATTTTTAGAAAGGGTGAAACAAGTTGAAGGTAAACAAAAAGAAACTGGAATTGGCAATGGCTAAAGCCTGTATGGATTCAAGAGATTTGGCAATTGCCGCCAATCTTCCCCGGCCCACGCTGAACAATGCCATAACCGGGCGGAATTTGCGCCCCGCTACCATTGGCAAGATTGCAAAGGCCCTGAATGTGCCTGTGGAACAGATTCTTGAAGAATGATAGGGGGCCAATGATGCAAAAAAAAAGAAGGTGATGAAACTTTGAGCAAAGAGCCTTTCAGCTTTGGCCCCGTAGCGGCAGAGTATGCGGCTTTAGGTCTACCGGTGTTCCAATTGAAAATCAAGGGCAAAGAAGCCGCCGTAATGAACTGGCGAGAAGTAGCAACTACTGATCCCTCTGCGGCCTTGAAATGGTGGGATGGAGATACGAACCGACTTTTCAATATTGGTGTTGCTATGGGACACGGGATTATAGCTATTGACTTGGACAAGCCCAAGGCAGACGGGGAACCGGACGGGGAAAAATCCCTGATGGAGTACGCCGCCCAGCATGGGGGTGGAATTCCGCCTACTTGGACATTCCAGACAGGGCGGGGCGGTAAACAACTTCTGTTTCGTACTGATGCACCTATTGGAAACTTTGTTGGTATTTTGCCCAATGTAGATGTTCGGGGAAATGGCGGATATTCCATGTTCCCGCCCAGCGTACACCCCAACGGAAACCCTTACAAATGGCTTGACGGCCTGAACCCTTCCGCAATGCCGGAGGGTCCCGCCGATCTTCCAGAGTTTCTATTGGAACTACTGACCAAAGAAGAAAGTAGCGGCCCGGCATTTGAACTGTCCGATAAAATTTCTAAAGGCGGTAGAAATGATACCCTGTTCCGTATGGCGGCAAGTCTAAGAGCGCAGGAGTACACGGAAAGCGAAATTTTCGCCATGCTGAAGGTGGTCAATGAAGGCCGGTGTGATCCCCCGCTTCCTGAAAGCGAACTGGAAACAATTTGTGGTTCTGTTGGCAAGTATGAACGGGGCGTGGAGCGTTCAAAGAAGGTCAAAGTTCCTGAACTTGATGTTCAGTCAGTGATGGATCTTCAGAAAGAAGAACTTCCCCCTATCCGCTGGGTGGTTGTTGACATGATTCCGCAAGGGCTTACCATGCTGGCTTCACCTCCAAAGTACGGTAAAAGCTGGTGGGTGCTTGATCTATGTTTATCAGTTTCCGCTGGTGATCGCTTTATGAACCACAGGACAGAGAAAACAGAGTGTTTATACCTTGCCTTGGAGGACAGCAAGAACCGTCTTCAGGATCGCATTAACCGATTGACCTACCACGCCCCGGCCCCGTATGGGTTTAGGTATGCTATTCTTTCTAAAAATTTGGATAACGGACTAATTACCCAGCTTGAACAATTTATCACTAAATTCCCCAAAACGGGCCTGATTGTTATTGACACGCTCCAAAAAGTCAGAGGAGAAATCAAGAACCGTGAAAGTGCCTATTCGGACGATTACCGGCAAATGGGGCAGTTGAAGCAGTTTGCGGATCAGCACTCCATTTGTATTTTGGTAGTTCATCACCTGAAAAAAGGTAAAGGGGACGGGGATGTATTTGAGCGTATTTCCGGCACTAACGGGATTTTTGGTTCCGTAGATACTGCCCTTGTGATGCAGAAGGCAAACCGCACCGACAAAGAAACAACCCTTCACATTACCGGGCGGGATGTTGTGGCAGATGATATGGTAATCGAGTTTAATCCGGATTCGTGCCGGTGGGAATGTAAAGGTTCTGTTGATGAAGTCGAAGAACGGCGGTTGGCCTTGGAGTATGAAAATGATCCCGTGGTGCAGACAGTAAAGAAGTTGTTGGCGGATTCAGAAACTCTGGCATGGAGCGGAACAGCTTCAGAATTATTCAAATTTTGCATTGAGGTAACAGGTAAGCCCCCGGATAAATCGCCGGATTCCCTGGGGCGAAAGATCAAGACAACCGCAAAAATGCTCTATTTACGGGATCAGATTCTATACTATCCACCCGGCAAGAATGGTGGAGCCTGTGGCCGGAAGCATACCTTTCAAAAATGGCGTTAATGTGTTCCCATGCAACTACCGTTACTTGTGTTGTTGTGTGTTACTTGTAAGGGAGCTTTAACACAAGTAACGGGTAACACATGGGGAAACAAGGAATAGAAAGAGAGGTAATAAAGAATGGAAGATAAGCATTGCCCTTTTATGAATGTCCGTGATGTGATCTTCGAGTGCTATCAAGAGCGTTGCGCCCTGTGGATCAATGGCCGCTGTGCAATCGTGGCGATTGCCGAAACCCTGTCAAAACCTGTCCCGCAAAACCTGAAGAACCCTGAACCGGAACAATGAGAAAAGCCCCCTTGCGTCAAACCTTCCACAACCTGACACAAGGGAGCCGAAACCACCACCCAAAGGGTGGCTTGTGGATAGTATAACACATGATCCGCCCGACAGTCAAAGAAAGGACTGAATGCATAATGAAAATTACCGCTTACAACCTTGGCCGCAAGTGCATGGAAGAAATTGAAGCCCCTGTTGCAGGTATCATGGAGAACCGGCCCAGCGGCCAACAGTGGCCCATTCTGGGCCTGAAGATGATGGATGATGAAAAGTGGAACCGGCTTTGTGAAGCGCAAAAGCGCAAGCACCCGGAACTGTATGCGGGGGTGTGATTATGACAAAAGAAGATATGATTGCCTTGGGTATTCCCAAGGAGCGGATGAAGGATTTCCGAACCCGGTATTTTGCCGATGTGAAGAAAGCCGCCCAGCGTATGAATAAATCTTCAGACCGGTCAACCGATGATTTGAAAAAGGCCATTGCCGCATTGGTTCAGGTGATTGATGATCCTGATCGCTTACACCAGATTCTATCCTATGCGGCTTCCTTTCATGCCGGTGGTGATTGCTAATGCCCATTAAAATCAATGTGAGCTATACCCCGGACGAGGAAGCGAAAATAACCCGGCTTGAAGCCCTTCTGAAATCGCTTTTGCCCCGTCATAAGGTCAAGAAAAGCACAGGTACACCCCCCCTATAACCACCTGTATTTCACACCTACAAAAAGCGAAAAACACGAAAAATAGGCTGTTTTTCTTGACATATACCCCCATATATGGTATAATTTTAATATAGTACCCCACCCCCTACCGGGTGGAAGCTGTGAGAAAACGGCGTGGGAATCGTTCTTTTTGGGACGGTTCCCACGCTTTTTCTATATTTAGCCTACTTCGGGCGTTAAACGGAGGTATGAAAGATGGATGAAAACAAGACCATGAACAACCAGAACCCGGACGGAGCCGGGGAAAAGACCTTTACACAAGAGCAGGTAAACCAGATTATTTCTGATCGTTTGGCCCGTGACCGGGCAAAAGGTGAAGCCGCCCTTGCTGAAAGGGAACAGCAGTTGGCCCAGCGTGAATTGCTGTTGACTGCCAGAGAAAAATTGACTGAAAACGGCCTTCCGGTGGAACTGGTAGACGCTCTGAATGTGTCCAGCCCTGAAGCATTGGAAAAGGCCCTGTCCACCGTGAAAACGGTTATGGACAAATACAAAGCGGAAGCCCAACCTATCAAGATCATCGGTGGTGCTAAACCGGCTGAAGTTCTGTGCCGTGCAAAATACACTGGTGATGGTTCACTTAGAAAGGCTATGGAGCTTCCCGGATAAGAAAGGAAGTGCCATAAATGGCTAATACCGTTAATCTCGTTACTACATTCCTTCCGCTGGTGGATGAAAAGTTTACCGCGGAATCCCGCAAATCCCTGTTGACCAACAATGACTTTGATTGGACGGGGGCGCACTCCATCAAGGTTTATAAGGTCAGCACTTCGGCCATGAACGACTATGACCGCCCCGGCGCAAACACCGCCACTAATTGGAGCCGGTTCGGCCCTGTGGCCGGTCTGGATGCCACCACCGAGGAAATGACCCTGAAGAAGGATCGTTCCTTCACCTTCGCCATTGACAAGCTGGACACGGACGAAACAGCCGGTCAGCTTCAGGCCGCTGGTGCTTTGGCCCGTCAGCTTCGGGAAGTGGTGATCCCGGAGGTGGACACTTACACTTACAAGGTAATGTGTGAGAACGCCGGGAACAAGCCTTCTGCCCTTGCCTTGACCGCTCAAAACATCTGTGGTGAGATTTTCAAAGCGAATACCACCCTTGACAATGCCGAGGTTCCCGAAACCGGGCGTATCATCGTGGTAACGCCTGATACTTACCTTTTGATGAAGCAGTCCAAGGATATTTTCTTGGAAACCGATGTGGCGGAAAATATGCGGCTTCGGGGCGTGATCGCCCAGCTTGACGGGGCACAGATCATCAAGGTTCCTGCCAACCGCCTTCCTTCTGGCTTTGGCTTTATGATTGCCCATCCCGTGGCAACCGTGGCCCCCACCAAGTTGGAGGATTATCGCATTCACCAAGACCCGCCCGGTATTTCTGGTGATCTGGTGGAAGGCCGTATCTGTTACGATGCATTTGTGCTGGATAACAAGAAGGCGGCAATCTATTATCAGGCCGTTACAGCCTAATAACTGATACGGGGCGTGTGGGCGTGGCCTATGCGCCCCGTATTTGATTTTCAGGAGGTTTTCATGGAACGGATAGACCGACTGATCATAAAGGCGAAAAAGGCCGCACAAGCCAAGGTAGAGCGGTTTATAGCGGGTTTTGTTACCTATGACCCGGACAAGGGTAAATACAAGGCGTGCGGCCACCTGTGGGGCGGCAGGAAGGCTTCTGGATGCCGTTATGTGGTTACATGGCATGACAGCGCAGAAGCCACTACAAATGCCCTGATTGGCCTTTATGACCAATACCCAAACACCGTTGAAGATGCTGTGATCTTCTTCGATGTGATTGACTAATAGAAGGGAGTGAAACACTATGCCCCGGCGCAAAACGCTAAAGCTATCTACCCCGGCAGATATACGCCGGGCCATTTCAAGGGTTGCAAATATGGCCCTAAACAATGAGATTGACCCCAAGAGAGCAAACACCCTTCTTTATGCCTGTAATGCCGCTCTTGCGGCCATTAAGACGGATGAATATGAAAAGAAGCTAGTGGAGCTGGAAGGGCTGTTGTCCATTATGGAAGGGCGGTAATGATATGGCAGACCCCACAAAAGCGGAAATCATGTTGGATCAGGTGACAAAAATAAATGCGCTGATCAGACGGTTTCAGTTATGCAAGGATCACCCAATTCCCCCGCTTCGCTTGGATTTGTGGCCTTCCACCAAATCCACCATAAAAGCCTATCAAGAGAATGTCCAAGGCCGTATAGATCAGCTTACCGCCCAGAGGGAAACGGTTTTGGCCCTTGTGGAGCAGATACCGGATGGAGAAGTGCAGACCGTTTTGAAGTTGCGCTATGGCCTTTTGGACAACTCTACAAAGAAAATGCCTTGGATGGATATACCACTCCTGATGAACTATGAACTGGAAACATTATACAGGCGGCACCGGAAGGGTATTGACTGCCTGAATATGCTTTTGGAAAGCGAGGTCACATAAATGGGCATAGATAAAGCACGAATAGCGGCAAGGAAAGCACTTGAACGAATGTACCAAGGTCGGGCCACCGTCATTGAGTATCAAAAGGTAAAAGACGAATACGGCATGACCAATTTTCAGGAAGTAACCGTTTTGGAGGATCAGCCCTGTAAACTGTCTTTTGAAACATTAACTTCAAGTAATGGTGATCCCGTGGCAACCGTGAGCCAATCCGTGAAGCTGTTCATTTCCCCTGATGTGGTGATCAAGGCCGGTTCTAAAATCATCGTCACCCAGCATGGGCGAACCACGGAATATTCCAACAGTGGGGTTCCCGCCGTTTACCCCACCCACCAAGAAATAATGTTGACCCTGTTCAATGGGTGGGCGTAAATCGCTATTCCCTTTTTAGGGTGTCCGAAATGTCCGGATAACGCTTTTTCCAGTCAGCAAGTAAAGCCTGGATCAAGAATGATCCGGGCTTTCTTCTTTTGGTGGAGTATGCTATACTGAATTTAGTTCAGAGGGGGTGAACCGGTATGGGTAAAGGGTTTGTGTATAGATGCCACAAATGCGGCCATGAAGAAGAACTTCTTTCCGGTGTGGGCTTCATGTCCCCTGTGGAAGCCGATATGGAGCGGGAAAGCATTCTGGCTGGTATCTATGGCCCCAATGCACAAGCGGCTCTTGTAGCCCATCCTGAAGCCCATGTAAGAGTTGAAAGGGCTATGTACCAATGCGGGGCCTGCGGCAAGCTGGAAAGCCGTCTGGCGGTTACTGTGAAGGCCCCTGTCCCCGTTCCAATCCTTCAGCAGTGTGATTGTGGGGCCACCATGCACCGGATTAGGAGCGGGAAAGATATGCTTTGCCCAGCTTGCCGGGAACCCCTGAAGAAAACAGATGTTGTGGCCGTTGTCAGGTGGGATTGAAAGGCGGTGGGATTGTGGATCACGAAAAGGCTTTAGCTTATGCCAAGGCGAATGGTTATGATGGTGCTGAATACTTGGGCCTGTGTGAAGGGTTCTTCTGTTATGCTCCATTCTTCAATCATCCAACCGGTGAAGGCGTTCCACCAACCGGCCTACCTTCCCTGATTTTGGTGGATCAAAATGGAGATATGCGGTTTTTATCCCCTGAAGAAACCTTACGCCTTGGGGATGATCTGAAGAACCTGCTTGAAGCGGATTTCACCGCCCGTTTTGGTGGGCGCTTCTTCTGCACCATGCCTGATGGTCGGTATGTCTACCAGTATCAGGGAAAGGATTATCTTTTGGACGTTTCCGGGCCCGATCCTGAAGGGGTTATGAAAGCCAGCTTGGAACAGGGAAAGAACCTTCTGATCACCACCTTTCCGGTGGTTGATTTGTACCCTGATCCGAACTGTGATTACTGACTTTGAAAGTTTGTTTTCAAAAGAAAAGCAGTTCAAAGGATTGAAAAAAATGGGCGTACTAAAATCGTACTAATAGCAGTTCAGAGTACGCTTGAATAGTTCATTTCGCACTGAATATCACCGAAAAATTGTTCAAATTAGCTACATATTCAGCGGAAAAGAAGCACTTTTCAGCTTTGTTCAGTGTAAGCCGAAACAGAGTGGGAATAGCATCCGCATCCACTGCTTCAACCGCAGAGGTCTTGCGCAGCTTGTGTGTGACAACCGTTTCGGCAATCACCGTGCCGGTATGAGAAGAAACGCCGTGCTGCTCTAAAGTTGGAGGCTTGAACGGCGTTTCCGAGGGCAGCGGTTCAGGTACATTCTGGGGTGGATTTTCTGCCCTTTTCTCTTCTGTGACGGACGTTTCCGAGGGCGGCTGCGTGTCGTTATTCTCGGCGTGTTCCGCCTGAAACTGACGCTGCTGACGGCGCATCTGCACCTTTTTCTGTTCCTCCGGTGAAAGTGCCTCGGAAGGCTCGGCTGTCTCATCGGGCTTCACCAGCTCTGCATCTTCCAGCCTCTTTGACACACGCTGTTCGGTGCCAGCCGTCAGGTTTTTCTCGACCGCGCCGTCTCGTGTCATCCGCACGACTACCTTGTCGCGGGCTTTAAGTTCCGGTTCCTTCGCCATTAGATTTCACCCCCAATCCGCTTGTAGGCAAGCTCGGTGTATTCAGGGTTCAGCTCTATGCCCACGAAATGACGCCCCATCTGTGAGGCAACCATGCCGGTTGTGCCGCTTCCCATGAACGGGTCAAGCACAATACCGCCTTCGGGACAACCGGCAAGCAGACAGGTCTCAACCAGCTTTGGAGGGTAGGCGGCATAGTGACCGCCCTTGAAGGGGACGGTGTTGATCTTCCAGACGTCGCGCTTGTTGCGGAGCGGATTGATGTCTGCGTCCTTGATCTCGCCATGCTCACGCGGGCGGTTGATGGACTGCGGCTGAGGCTGACCGGGAACGGTCTTGCCGTATTTGTTGCCGCCCTTCATGCCGCGCTTGAGGCGTTCTGCCGTTGCGGGAGCAATCGGCTCTGAGATCGCCTTGTAGTCAAAGAAATACTTCTTCGACTTGGAGAACAGGAAAATATGCTCGTAGCAGCGGGCGCAGCGGTCTTTGACGCTCTCCGGCATGGGGTTATCCTTCATCCAGATGATGTCGTTGCGCAGATACCATCCGGTATCGCGGAGGGCAAAAGCCAGCATCCACGGAATGCCGATCATATCCTTCGGCTTGCAGCCCTCAACCTTGTTGTTGAGAGCCACAGCCTGACCGTTTCTGCCGTTGGGGTTCTTCGGGTCAATAAAATCACCCTGGTTGCCCTTTCCGGCGTAGGTGTCCGAAATGTTCAGCCAGAGCGTACCATCCGGACGCAAAACGCGCCTGACTTCGGTAAACACTTCTGTCAGGCGCGAGATATATTCCTTCGGCGTTGTCTCTCTGCCGATCTGAGCATCCATGCCGTAATCGCGGAGCGCGTAATACGGAGGGGACGTCACACAGCAATGAACGCTGTCATCAGGCAGAGTTTTCAGGATTTTGAGGCAATCGCCGGTATGAATGATGTCAAGTTGTATGGTGGTGTACCTCCTGTTCTGCTGGATTTGCATTTCCATTGAAATGTTGGCTGTAAAACCCGACAACATTTCAATGCGCATCAGTCGGAGTAATACTCGTCCGGCTCGTAGTCCTTGTCTTCCATGAAGTCCTCGTCGAGATCGTCAATCTCGTCCGCCCAACGGTCGAAGATTTCCTCGGCTTCCTTCGCCGCCTCACGATAGAGGCTCAGGCGGTTCTTCTCAAAGGCGGCAAAGGCGGGGATAAACTTGCCGAACTCGCGGATTGCCTTCATATCCTGCGTGCGCATATCTGCGACGCACTGAATGATCTCGGACATCGTGAGCAGATCGTCGATCATGGTCTCGTAGTCTTCCTTGGCGATGGTGACGGTATCGGCATCGTCCTCCGCCGCTTCCTGCTTGCGGACACGGAAGGTCTCGTGAACATCCTTCATCAGTCCGATCACGCAGTCAGTGGTCTCGTCGAAAATCTCCTGCATACGCACTGCCATCTCGTCGGCGCAGTCCTCCAGTTCCTCATGAACGTGGAGGTATGCGCGGTGATGCTTTTTCAGCTCGGTTTCCTCGTGGATGAGCGCGATGAGATCGGCGCTCATGTCGATGACCTCAAGCAGAAGGTCAATCGGCTTGGTGATGCTGCCGAATGTGGTATTCACGGGAACACCGCTGGCTTCGGCGATGATGCTCTTGGCGTTCTCAAGGTTAAAGTTCTTATCCATATTCAAAAATCCTCCTATCAGTTCTGTACGGTTTCTTCTAAGCGGGTGGTCATGATGCGATAGAGCTGCGTATTCTTCGGGAAATCGTCCTTGAAGGGAACGATGGTCGAGCCGTAGAAGATCAGGCCCTCACCGGCGTTGGAGTTGGTGATGTAGTTCTGCTGGCTGGGCGAGATGTTCAGCGCCTTCGAGAGAATCTGCCGGTCGCCGGATGCCTGATTCAGAAGGTAGACGAAATCCGAGTTTTCAAAGATGTTCTCCACCTCGCGGGACGCAAGCAGATCCTTGACGTTCTGGGTGATGCCGGTCGGGATGCCGCCCCACTTTCTGAAACGCTTCCAGATTTCCACGCTGTACGCGGCGGTCTGTTCCTCTTTCAGCAAAAGATGGAACTCGTCCATGTAGTAGCGCGTTGCCTTGTGCTGGGCGCGGTTAATGGTGACTCTGTTCCACACCTGATCCTGCACAATCAGCATACCGAGTTTCTTGAGCTGCTTGCCGAGTTCCCGGATGTCGTAGCAGACGAAGCGGTTGTTGACATCCACATTCGTTCTGTGATTGAAGACGTTCAGAGAGCCGTGAACGTAGATTTCAAGGGCAGTTGCGATGCGCTGTGCCTCCGGCTCCTTCTGATTTCTCAGAATGTTGTAGAGGTCTTCGAGGATCGGCATTTTCTCCGGTTTGGGGTCTGCAAGAAACTCCTGATAGACCATGCGGACACTGCGGTCAATGATGGTCTTCTCAACCGGCTGCAAGCCGTCCTTGCCGCCGACAATCAGCTCACACATGGAGAGGATGAAGTCGGATTTCAGCGTCAGCGGGTTTTCCTCTTCGGAGTAGTTCGTGTTGATGTCCAGCGGATTGATGTAATCCGTGCTGACCGGCGAGATACGGATGACCTGACCGCCGAGCTTCTGCACGAGGGGGAAATACTCGGCTTCGGGGTCGCAGACGATGATGTCATCCTCCGTGATGAGGAAGGCGTTCGTCATTTCACGCTTTGCAGAGAAGGACTTACCGGAACCGGGTGTACCCAAGATCAGCCCGTTGGGGTTTTTGAGCTGCTTGCGGTCAACCATGATCATGTTATTGGACAGCGCGTTCAGCCCGTAGTAGAGAGCTTCGCCGCCCTGAAAAAGCTCCTGCGTGGTGAACGGCACGAAAACCGCTGTGCTGGAAGTGGTCAGCCCGCGTTCGATCTCCACCTGATTGATGCCGATAGGCAGAGAGGACATCAGCCCCTCTTCCTGCTGGAAGTCAAGACGCTTGAGCGCACAGTTATACTTTTGGGCAATGGCGGCGGTCTGGAATACAGCATTTTCGAGCTTCTGGCGGTTGGTTGCCGTGTTCATGATGAGGATGGTCACGAGGAACAGCCTCTCATTGCGGGTCTGGAGATCCTGCAACAGACGCTTTGCCTCACCGCCGAAGGTGGCAAGATCGGACGGGATAATGTCCATGTCGTAGCCGGAGCGGACGGCTTTTTTCTGCTCTTCGATCTTCATCTTGTCGAGGTCGGTGATCTTCGACTTGATGCTCTTGATTGCCTTCGCCTGGTCAATCGTCCGGATATGAAAATTGACCGTAATGTTGCTGTCCATCTCAAGGAAGTCGGCAAGCATACGGTCATTGAGTTCCGGCGCGAGGATTTGCAGGAAGCTCACCGCACCGATGGTTTTGCCCATCTTGAAGCACTTGCCTTCACGGAAGTCAAAGGAAGTGGGAGCGATGAAGTCCTTGCTGGAAAGCCCCGTCCGGGCAACCATATCGAAGGAAAAGCGGAACGGCTCATTGGTGTCCATGTTGAACACATCATGAAGCACTTTCAGCCGCTCGTAGCCGGACAGCGGCTCGGTTTTCACACCGAGGGTTTTGAAGTTGTTGAGAATATCGGTTTCAATGCGTTCGAGCTTCGGCTTTGCCGTGCGGAGGGAGTCCGCCTCAATGCCGAAGGTGATGTACTTCTTCTTGATCAGCCCGTTGTTGCCCTTGGTGAGCTGGTTTTGCAGCATACCGGAATACTCGGAGCGGATGTCGTTGAAGGCGTCCTCCTGTGCCGGAATGTTGATGCGCTTGCGGAACTCATTGAGGCTTGCCTTCTGATTGATGAAGGAGAGCTGGACGAAAATCGAACTATCAAAGTAGTTCAGAAAGTCGCACCAGTTCTCAAAGATGGCAGTTTTGTCCTCGTTCTGCGCAAGCTGGTAGTTGATGTCCTCAAAGGCGATGGACTTCGTGTAGAGGCGGCTGTTCACCTTGCAGATACCGTCACGGCACATCTCCACATAGGGAATGGTCTGCTGGGCGGACTTGCGGACTTTCTTTGCCTTCCTGTCCTTTTTCTTCTGCATGACGATCCGCTTCTTTTCCTGAGCGGAAAGGGCATCGCCGTAAACGACGCCGTTCTTGACGGTCATCTTAGGCTTTGCCTTTGCTGTGCTGTTGTTCAAGCTGCAATTCCTCCTGTTCTTTGATTTTCTGCTGAATCTCAGCGTAGAGATTGTTCGTGCGGTAGGGACGCACCTTGTCCCGGATGAACATGGACTGTACGATGTGGTACAGATACTTCTCGGCGGGCTGACCGTCCTTCTCGTAAAGCGCGAAGAAGATGAACGGGAGCATGATAACCACCATCAGCATTGCCGCCGTAGACAAGTCGAGATGTGCCTTCGCCAGAAAGAAAATCGGGACACCGACTGCCGCAGCGATGGAAAAACAAATGAGCTGCCGCTTGGTCAGGTTGAACATGACCTTCGTTTTGACGCGGTTAAGATCCTTCGGGACCGGAACAAATGCCATTGACTGTTTCCTCCTTTCTAAGCTGCTTTTCATAGCGCAGCTTCATTTGTGCGGGATATTGATCCTCCTTCGGCTGACGCTTGCCTGTCCAGCGAAGCCCACCCGCTTTGCCTTGACAGATCCAGCCGGAAGCACGAAGGCTTGCACCGTTTTCGCTTTCCAGCGTGTAGGTGATGATGCGCTTATAGCCCATAGCCGCAGCAGCTCTTGCCGCCGCGCCGTAGAGAAAGCTGCAAGCGTTCTTCGCCCCGTTGGTGCATAGCCTTGTAACCTCCAATGTGAAGCCGTCATCCAGATACCGGCTGACGGGACGCCCGGCGATGATTACACCGACCAGCTCACCGTCTGCTTCACAGCCGATGGAAAACTTGTGACCGGCAACCGGCTTATGATGCCGGTGATACTTCCGGACATACTCGTTGGCGTCTCGAAGAGAGATAGGTCTTAGCCGCAGCATGGTGTTTCCTCCATTGGAAGATGTGCCGTGCATTCGACCTCGTTGCCCCAAACGTCCCAGCCTTCGGGAGACTGACGGGCAAAAAGCTCTACGCGGGGAAGGTCTCCCATGAGCCGAACAATGCGTTCCCGCGCCTCATCCGGCTTTTTGGAATGCTCTTCGATGTGGCTGAGGATGACCTGACGCACACCGGCGTCAACTCGCTTCGGATGTCCCTTCGTGGCAAGGATGCAGATTTCCGCGTTTGCCCTTGTCCAATACCCCATGCCGGTGAAGAGGTCATCGTTCTTGCGGTTTTGCTTCACCCATACAAAAGCCACGGTCTTATAAGAAAAGCCCCATGCCGTCAGCACCTCGAGTGCTTCACAGAGGCATGGGAACGTGATCCAGAGGAACAGAGCGCAGTCCTTCGCAGCCAGTTCGCCAACCGGAAGTGCCTTGATGTCTTCAATGCACATTGTCGGGTAGTGGCTTTCTGCCGACCGTCCCTGTCCCTTTTTGGAGTAAGTCCGATACGCCCAAGGGGGATCGGCGTAGATGATGCTGTACTTCTTCATGCTGCCGACCTCCTTAGTGCGCATGGAAAATGGATTTTGCGAGGCTTCCGGTCTTGAACAGCGAGAAACACAGAATGACCGTGTACGCCGCCACAGAGAACAGAGCCGAGTGAATGTTGTCTGCAATAATCATGCCGTTGATCAGCACCGCATAGATGCCGACGCAGACCATGATGAGAAAGCCCTGAAATGCCAAAGCGAACAAGCCTTTCAGATAGTTCGTGCCGATGCTGCCCCATTCGCGGTTACTCATGGTTGCGATGGGAATAGGCGCAATGCTCACGGTGCAGTAAATCTCAATCATGCGCCCGTAGAGGATAACCGTAATGAGGATCGCCATGATTTTGAGGCACAGGCTGATCAGGAGCGTTTCTATCGACAGTCCGAGCAGTTCTCCGACGCCCATGTTCTCCATGCCGGTACGCATCTGCGCAATCGTCGCGTCAATGTCAATGCTGGTGTTGCCGTGAATTACTCCTGCTGCGCCGGAAACCACGTTCTGCCCGATGTCGAATACTGCCATCACGATGTCAAACGTATGCGTCACGAGGTAGATCGCCACAGCCGCCTTGAAAAACCACTTGAAGAACATCCAAGTGTCCATGTCGTGAAGGTTGTTTTTCTCGGTGATCATGGAAATCAGCTCGTAACACAAAACGAAGGTGATGATGATACCAGCGATGGGGACTATCACGTTTTCGGATAGTCCCCGGATCATCTGGTACACGCCGCCGTTCCAGCCGGACGGTGTTTGCCCAACTTCGGCGGCAATCGTTCCTACCTTCTCGTTGACATCGGTGAACATATTGGTCAGGTTGCTCTCGATCCATCCGATCAGCATATCCTTGAGAGCCTGCTCAATCTTTTCTAAAATGCTGCCCAATATTTCACCACCCTTCGGTTAAGCTGGGCTTGCCGTGGATTAGCCGAACAAACCGGAGAGCAGGGGGATAAGGGTTGTGCCGATCAGCACCACACCGCCGCCAGCCATGAGCTGCTTGATGCCCTGAGACTTTGCTTATGTGTGATAAAGAAGTAATAGAAGTGTAAAAAATTTTGCCTTTCCTATCCGATACTTGTCTTTGGTATCGGATAGGGCGGGCGGTCATTCGGGCAAGTCCACCTTGCCGACGAAAGAATAGTAAATCTCAATATCCTGTCTGCGTGTGCCGTTTTCATCGTAGCTGCACTCATGCACAACGATTTTCTCTACAAACTCACGCAAGAGGGTGTGGGTCAGTTCTTCAAAGTTCATGTGCTTGCGGACAATGTTCATAAACTTTTCTGCGTTTACGGTAGCTTCCTGTGCTTTGGAAAGCTCCGCCTGTATTCTGGCAACACGCTCTTTCAATTCCTGCTGTTCGGCTTCATAGTCTGCCGAAAGCTCCGTGAAACGCTCGTCAGAAATGCGACCGCTTACGCTGTCCTCATACAGCCGCTTGAAAATAGCGGAAAGTTCACCGATACGCTTTTCGGCAGCTTCCAGTTCCTTTTTCTTGGCGGCGTTCCGGCGTTTGCCGCCGTCCTCGTTCTGCTCGATCAGCAGCTTCATAAACCGGGCTTCATGCTTTGCCGCATAGCTCGTCACTTTCCGTAGATTGGAGAGAACGCCCGCAGTCAAAAGGTCGGTGCGGATAAAATGTGCGGTGCAGTCATGGGTGCGCTTCTTGTAGTTCCCGCAGATATAGCAGTCCTGTTTCCGCTTATCGGTCTGGTAACGCTGCTGATACATGACGCTGCCGCAGTCCGCGCAAAAGAGCATACCAGAGAACAAGCCCACTTCATCATAGCGGTTCGGACGCTTGCGCTGTTTGCGTAATTCCTGCACACGCTCCCATGTCTGGGTGTCGATGATAGGCTCATGGTGGTTCTCGAAAATTGCCTGTTTCTCAATGGGATTTTCTATGCTGTGCTTGGTCTTGTAGGACGGTTTCTCCGTCTTGAAGTTCACCAAACAGCCCATGTACTCCCGGTTTTCAAGGATATGCACCACGGTATTTGTCGCCCATTTGCACTCATAGCCGGGGTGATAGCGGCGTGTGCTGCCCGTCCTGCGGTATTCCAGCGTTCCCGGCGTTGGGATTTCCTGCTCGGTCAGCATACGGGCTATCTTGGTCGGACCGTTCCCGGCAAGGCACAGACGGTATATCTGCTTGACTACGGGTGCGGCTTCCTCGTCAATGATGAAATTTTCGTCCTCGTCCATGAGGTAGCCGTACACGGGTTTGCTCGTAACAGGCTTGCCGCTCATGCCTTTTGACCGTTTTACGGCTTTGATTTTCTTGCTCGTATCTCTCACCAGCCATTCGTTGAAAATGTTCCGCAAAGGGGCAAAATCATTGTCGCCCTGTGCGCTGTCCACTCCATCGTTTATGGCGATAAAGCGGACGCCTTTTTGTGGGAAAATCATCTCGGTATACATTCCCACCTGCAGGTAGTTTCGCCCTAACCGTGACATATCCTTTACGATAACAGTAGCCACTTTCCCGGCTTCAATATCCGCAAGCATGGATTGAAAGCCCGGTCTTTGGAAGTTCGCACCAGAATAACCATCGTCCGTGTACCAGCGCAGATTGGAAAAACCGTTCTGCTTTGCGTAGGTTTCAAGAATACGCTTCTGGTTGGAAATGGAATTGCTTTCGCCTTGCAGCTCGTCCTCATGGGATAGTCTTGGATAAAGGGCAGTGATTTTCTGGGTGGTCTGTCTTAACATAAAATCCTCCGTTTCCGACAGCCAGCCCCACTATTCCGTATTTCGATTATACCACATGGGGCGGCTGTCTGTATAGCGGCTTCTGCTTCTTTACCGCCTGTCAAAATGACGATTTTTTACTGTGCGGCTTGTAGCGTTAGGGCGAAAGCTGGGCTTTGTGTCCTGCGGCGGCTTCCGCCTCCAGCACTTTCATCATCTTATCGGCTGCGGTGTCGGTGGTATCTTTTTTGAAAAAGCCGGAAACGATAAGGACGGTGTTGCCCATGCGGATCTCTGTCACGCAGTCCGGGCGGCGTTCCGGGGTGGTGTTCTGCTTGTTCTCTGCCATAGGCAACTCCTTTCATTTCATCAATTCTTTTAGTCTGTTCAGCTTGGCTTGCGCCGTTTCACGGCGGAAGTTCTCTCCCGTAAAGAGGATAGGGGCGCACATTTCCAAAAGGCGGTCATAAATCCGGGCATGGGCGGTGTCCAGCGGATTTTGCAGGCTGTCCAATGTCAGATTGGTGGTAACGATTAAGGGCTTGCGGCTGCGGTAGCGGCTGTCAATCACATTGTAGACCTGTTCTAAACTGTACTCTGTGCCGCGCTCCATTCCAAAATCATCAATGATAAGCAGAGGAAAACGGCAAAGACGCTCGATATACTCGTTGCGCCCCTCAAAGCTGGCGGTCAGGTCATTCAAAATCGCAGAGAAGTTCGTCATGCGGACAGCGACTTCCTGCTCCATGAGGGCATTAGCGATACAACCGGCAAAATAGCTTTTTCCTGTGCCGACCTTGCCCCATAGCAGATAGCCGATATTTTCCTCGCGCATGATTTCCCAATGCTCCACATAGAAGTGTGCAATCTCCATTTGCGGGCATTTCCCGTTGTCGTTGGCGAAAGTCCATTCCTGCATGGTAGGATTGGTAAATCCCCGGCGTTTCAAGTCCTCCACGGTGTCAAGGTGCTTTCTGCGCTGTTCGGCGGCTTCACGCTCCAAACGCTGGGCTTTCTGGCAGTCACATTCTGCCGGGTGGCGGTCACGCCCAAACAAGGCGGCTTGCTTTTCCGGGAAGTAGGCTTCTTTCGGAGTGTGACACTTGCCGCAGTAAAGCAGTCCGTCCTCGCCCATGTAGTCCTCCGGCTGTGGGGTAACAGCCGTCATATTCAAAACTCGTTCTGTAAACAGATTACTCATAAGCTCTCGCCCTCCTTGCAGGTGTATTCGGGTATGCCCTGTTTCGGGGCAGCCTTTGCGGTATCGTCTGCCGCCCATCTGCGAATAGTGGCGGCGTGGTTTTTATATTTCTTGCCCGTGGACGCGATATAGCCGGAAAGCCGCTCAATATAGTACGCCCATTTTTCGGGCAGCTCCGCTTGCAGTTCGGAAAGCTCCGTATCAGTCAGAAATACATTCTCATATCTGCCATAGCTGCGGGCGAGGGCTTGTCCCTTTAACTCTTCCTCTTTTTCTAACTCTATATCTATCTCTTTCTTTATCTCTATCTCTGGTGGACGAATGTCGGACAAATGTCCGCCATTTGTCCGCGGCGGCAAAAGTGCCTTATTTTCAAGCCTTGCGGCGCGTTTCCGTTCCGCTTCGGTAGAGGATTGACCGATCATCAGCTCGATGTCGGTCATATAAAGCAGCCCGCAGTCAAGCTGCTCCACAAGCCCTAACTGCTGGAAGATGGCTAATGCCCGTTCCACCGTCCCGATTTGGTGACGGGTCAGCGTGGCTATCATCTGGGCGGTATAGGGGATATGCTCGTCAAGCTGCAATCTGCCGCCATTTTTCAGCGATTTTAAGTACAGCTTCAAGAGGATATTGGAATACAAAATCCCGTCTTTCATGTCCTCCAACAGCACAATGGAATCGCTGTCGAAGAAGTTTTCTTTCAGTTTGAGGTAGTAATATTTGCGG